AATCATCAGAATATTTGACCATTAATGAACCCAGGACTGTAATGCACAACTGTGAGTTCTTGGTTGAGGCATATGTTAAGGGGACCAGCGGGGTTGAAGATACCATCGACACGATAGCTGTAGAGGTTGCTGAAGCCTTGGCGACAGACACAACCAGGGGCGGTTTGGCTAAAGATACACAGGTCACAGATTTCAGTGTGGATTTCAGCGGGGATGGTGAACAGCCTGTGGGAATCGCATCTTTTACAGTTGTGGTGCAATATGCTACATTGGAAAACGATTTAGAGGCAGCAGCCTAGAAGGATTTGACATGAGTGCAAAACGCATTTTGGTGTGGCCCCCAAAGGGCAAACCCATTGAGATTTATGAAAGCGATTTAGATTCTTTCATAATAAAGGGCTGGACTGATAAGGAACCCCAGCCAAAAAAAGCGCGGTCTTACAAGGCCGAAATTGAAACTGAAGAAGCCACAGAGGAGAATTAATCATGGCGACTTTTCAAGGCAAGGATGGGGTCATTGAGGTTGGCGGCAACGCTGTGGCTGAAATCCGTTCTTATTCTATAGACGAAACCATGGACACGATAGAATCGACGGCCATGGGTGCAACCTCCAGAGTCTACAAAGTTGGACTGAAATCATTTTCAGGTTCTGCTGATGTGTATTTTGATGATACTGACACATCAGGCCAAGGTGCATTGACTGTTGGAACATCTGCCAGCATTGAGATTGGTTTTGAAGGTGGCACAACAGGTGACCATTCGCTTTCAGGCACAATCCTGGTGACAGGTCGGACAATCACAGGTTCATTTGATGGCATGGTTGAAGGAACCATTTCGTTCACTGGAACAGGTGCATTGACTGAAGGCACATTTGCGTAAATAGCTAATGAAAGGTGAGGTCATGGCTAATGAAAAAAACAGTGCGGGGTTGTCTGCTATACAAAGGGCAACCTCGCACTATAACGGCTTAAACATCCGTGAGATTCAAGTGCCTGAATGGGGCGATGAATCTGGACCATTTGTTTTCTATGTGAAGCCCTTTACTTTGCAGGACCAGGGCAAGTTGCAATTCGCAATCAAGAATTCATCAGAGGCTGATGCCCTGGCTGAAATATTGGTTTTGAAAGCAATGGATGAGGAAGGAAACAAATTATTCAATGTGGGTGACAAGCAAAAGCTAAGAACCCAGGTTGATGCCCAGGTTCTTGCCAGGGTTGCCAATGATATTATGGGCGGCGAGGGCGAAGCGGAACTTGAAAAAAACTAAGGGATTCTCCTGAACGCCAGTTTAAATTTCACCTGGCTGAAAAACTTGGAATGACGGTTGGTCAACTTGAGGCTACAATGGAAGTGGATGAATTCAGAGAATGGATTGTCTACACGCAAATAGCATCTGACCGCCAAAAGGAAGCAATGAAAAATGGCAGCAACCGTCAAACTCCCCATTCTAATAACAGGCAAAGACCAATCAAGTAGGGCTTTTCGCCAGGTTCAGGGGAATCTCAAACTTACACAAAATGCAATTGGTGGGGTCACTAGGCTGCTGGCCCCACTTGCAGCGGCTTTCTCAGTTGGGGCTTTAGGTTCAAACCTTATTAGAACCAACAAAGAATTCCAGAGTTTGCAAGCCAGTTTGATAACATTTACTGGTTCTGTGGACCAGGCAAAAACAACCTTTGATATTCTAAAGGATTTTGCCAAGACAACCCCATTTGCCCTTTCAGATGTTGTAAACAGCTTCAATGTCCTGGTTTCGCGTGGCATCAGGCCAACGCTGGACCAGCTTGAGGCCTTTTCTGATGTTGCTGGTGGAACTGGCAAGGCATTCAGCCAGTTTGCAGAGGCTGTAGCTGATGCTGCAACAGGCGAATTTGAACGCCTCAAAGAATTTGGCATCAAGGCATCTAAAGAAAAAGACAAACTGACATTCACTTTTGATGACCTGACCCTGACTGTGAACAACAGTTCAGATGAGATTCTTGAAGCATTAAACGAAATTGCCACCAAGAAATTTGCTGGCGGTGCAGCCAGGCAAGCTGCCACCCTGGGCGGCGCATTTACAAACCTGGGCGATGCCACAGATGATTTACTGTTTTCTATTGGTGAGGCTGGTTTATCAAAAGAGTTGATTCGGGTTGCAAAGCGCATCACTGGCCTCACAAGCGATGGCGGCAAATTTGCTAAAGTGATTTCTGGGGTGATGGTTCGGGCTATCAGAGGCTTGGAAAGGTCGTTTGAGTTCCTGGCTGAAAACATTGATGAGATAATTGCTGGCCTAAAGATTGCTTTTGGCATTGTTATCGTCAGAAAAATAGCTGCTACAGCCCAGGCTATTGTTTCATTTACCAGGGCGATTGTCACAACTGTTGCAGCATCAAAGGTATTTAGTTTGCTGTTCAGCAAAAAGGGCGCGATGGTTATTGGCCTGGGTGCAACAGCGGCAGCAGCCACTGGTGTAAAATTAGCACTAGAGGGCCAGATTGAAGAAACCATTAATGCAATCAAAAGCAATGAAATCCTGAAAACTGTTCTTGAAGGTGCAGAGAAAATCACCAATGTTTTCACTGATGCGCTGGGCTTAAATGCGGATGTTGTGGGTCAGGTCACTGAGAAATATGAAGAAAACACTAAAGAAACCAAAAAACTCAATGCCACAGTAGACACAGCCGCCAAACAGCTTGACCTTTTCACCCAAAAGTTCAAAAAGCAAAACTCTGAAATCTTTACAAACAGAACAGCAATGTCTGATTTGGAAAAGCAGCTTCAAGATATTTCAAAAGCGCATAGCCTTGGAATCATTTCATCTGATGAATTCGCTGAAGCACAGAAAAACGTAAAGCACGAAATCATTGATTTGAGGGCTGAACAAGACAAGACGTTTGGTTCTGGCGCAATCAAAGGCATCAAAGATTATTACAACAGCATTTCTGACAATGCGGTCAATGCGTCTGCATTTGTGGGTGATGCGTTCAAATCTCTTGAAAGCGGTCTTTCTGAGTTCTTTCAGTCAGGAAAGTTGGATTTCAAATCATTCACTGATGTAATCAAAAAGGGCTTGGCAGACCTGGCTGCGAAAGCTGTGATTTCAACAGGCTTGAACTTTCTGGGCAAGGTTTTCCCCAGCCTGGCATTTGCAGAGGGTGGATTTGTCAGCGGTCCTGGTGGTCCAACCAGCGATTCCGTGTTGGCGCGACTGTCAGCGGGTGAATATGTTGTCAAATCATCAGCGGTCAACAAGCTGGGCATCCCCGCACTGGAACAAATCAACCAGGGCAGATTACCTATGGGTGCGGTTGATGATGAGGTTCCTGGATTTTTCTTTGGTGGCATTATCAAAAAGATTAAAAAGATTTATAAAAAAGTTGTCAAAACAGTTAAAGATGTAGTCAAAGGCGTAACTGATGCAGTCAAGTCTGTTGTTGGCGCAATATCAAGCACAGTTTCAAATATCGTCAAAGGTATTGTTTCAGGTGATATGTCAACCCTGCTGCCCCTCATAACCTCATTTGTTTTGCCAGGCATTGGCACTGCAATTGCTGGAAACTTGATGGCTGGTTCAGGTTTTGCCGCATCAATCGCGGGTGGAATATCATCATCATTTGCATCTGGCATTCTGGGGGCTGGCAGTCTTTCATCAATAGCCACATCAGTGGGCATTGAGATGATGAAGGGAACCATAACCAATGGGCTTTCCGGCGCAATCAGCAACAAGTTTTTGGGTGTCAAAGACAACATGACAAGCGCGGGTTCAGGCTTTGATGTTTCCAGGTCTAATGCTTTTGGCAAGCTATTCAACAGCAGCAAGCCATTCATGGCAGCGCAAACAGGCGGGGCTTTCGATTCAGGCCAGGCCATCAGGGTTGGTGAACAAGGGCCAGAGGTATTTATGAGCCAGCGCAATGGTAGCGTTCTGCCAATCAAATCCAGTGGTTCAGAACTGGTTGAAGCCATTTATGAGGTCAAAAGTGAACTGGTTGATTTGCGTAGACAGTTTGCCAGGGCTTTGGCTGG